CCCTGCGAAATCTGTACCCGAAATGCTTGTGGATTCTGCGCTTAATGTTATCCGTGCCGAACTCAGCGAAATAAACCGTCAGCAGTATCAGCTCGATATGCATAAAGCCGACTTATACAAGCAGCTGTGGGATATGCTTGGGGAGGTGCAGTGATGCTGAATATAAAGATAGAGGATCAGAAGATCGAAACTACAGCCAAAGGCCGCAGTGATGATATCCTTGCCGAAACTATTCTCACAGTTATCGGTGCGGCAAGAACGTTCTCGGAGATAACGCATATCCCTGTTGAAGATTCTATAGGTCTGATCTGTTCATCTGCAAGGAAGAACTGCGGTTCCGAACACTACAGCGGTTCTGTTGTGCGTATGAAGGTTCCGAGAAAAGGCGGTGAGAAGAAATGAAAGCACTGAAAGTTGAAGGCAGAAGCATTACTGAGGCAGACATCCCCAACACACTGGAAGCGTTGCAGGCAACGGTTGACGGATACATCGAGACCTTACAGCTCGTTCCCGATCAGGCTGTGATGATAGTCAATGAGGAGGGACTTCTGAAGGACCTTGAAGTTAATACTTTCGCTTCTGCGATCGCAGGCACAATGATAGTCGGTACTGCTCTGATCGTCGGTGTGGACGGAGACGAGTTCACAGATATTCCCGAGGACATCGTGAAGTGTATCAACACACTGTTTGCATAAAGAAAAACGCTCCCCGAAGGGAGCAAAGATAAATTTATTACCACCACAATCATATCACAGAAAAGGAAAAATGTCAAAAATGATAGAACCACAGATGAAAACACCGCCTGCCGACACGAAGCAGGCGGTAACAGACAAATACACAGAGGCATATAACCTGAATGTCAGAATATGTGTCAATGCTCAGATGGCTCAGCAGAACCTTTACGAAGTCTGCAAGGGCTTAAAGGAAATGCGTGACGGCAAGCTGTACAAGGAACTGGGCTACAACAGTTTCGAGGATTACACCGAAAATGAGGTAGGGCTAAGTCGTTTCATGGCTTACAAGTATGCAGCCATTGCGGATATGAAAAATGTTGAATCGATTCAACAAATCGGTGTGACAAAACTCGCTCTCCTCGCCAAGCTCGACGAGCCTCAGCGTGAAGAAATACAGCAGACAGTGAACGTTGAGGAAGTATCCGTTCGGGAGCTGAAAGCTGAGATAGACAAGCTCAACAAGGAAAAGGAAGGATTTAAGGAACGCCAGGATAACCTGCTTACCCGAAATAAAGAGCTGGTGAAAGAGCTGGAACAAACTGAGAAGAGACTGGATCAGACCGAAAACGACCTTGATGAAGCTAATGAGACAGTACAGAGCCTTTCACGGCAGCTGGAAGAACTTGAATCCCGTCCCCGTGACAGCTATGAGGATACTACCAAGATCGAGGAGCTGAAAAAGCAGCTTGCAGAGGCTGAACAGCGTGCTAAGGAAGTCAACAAATCAGCTTACAGCGATAACGCTGTATTTAATGCGTATGCATCAGCAGCTACAGATGCCATGAGACGACTTACTCAGTTTTGTGAGCAGAACAGAAATAGTTCTGAAAAGACTGTATTTGTCGCAAAACTAAAAATGATCGTAACGCTCACCGAGCAGACGATTGAAAAAATAGGAGGATAATATAATGTCAGTCAAAATCAACACACTGGAATTTGAAAACGTGAAGCGTATCAAAGCGCTCGCTCTTGAGCCCTCGCCCAACGGCCTTACCGTTATCGGAGGCAGGAACAACCAGGGCAAGACCTCGGTACTCGATGCAATCTGCTGGGCTCTCGGCGGCGAGAAATACCGTCCGTCACAGGCTCAGCGTGAGGGAGCACTCCTTCCGCCGACACTGAAAGTCACTCTCAGCAATGGCATTGTTGTAGAGCGCAAGGGCAAGAACAGCGCACTGAAAGTCACAGACCCCAACGGCAATAAGTCAGGACAGCAACTCCTGAATAGCTTCCTCGAACCGCTTGCCCTTGATCTTCCGCAGTTCATGAACAGCAGCAATAAGGACAAGGCAAACACCCTCCTCCGCATAATCGGTGTAGGTGACAAGCTCTACGAACTGGAACGCACGGAAAAGGAAATGTACGACAAGCGTCATGCTATCGGTCAGATCGCAGATCAGAAAGCCAAGTATGCAAAGGAAATGGTCAGCTATGAGGGAGTTCCCGAAATTCCCATATCCGCTTCTGATCTTATCGCACAGCAGCAGGCTATACTTGCAAGAAACGGCGAGAACCAGCGCAAGCGTCAGCTGAAAGCGCAGTACGACTATGAACTGGAACAGGCTCGTCAGGCTCTTGATGAAGCAAAGAGGCGCTATGCACAGGCACAGGCGAACGCTCAGACTGCTGCTAAGTCCGCAGAGGATCTTGTTGACGAATCTACCGCCGAACTCGAAAAGAATATTGCTGATATCGACACCATCAATACTAAGGTGCGTGCTAACCTTGACAAGGTGAAAGCCGAAGAGGAAGCCAAGGGATACCGTGAGCAATATGACGCACTGACTGTACAAATAGAAGATGTCCGCAAGGAGAAGTTTGATCTGCTGAACAATGCTGATCTGCCTTTGAAAGGCCTTTCTGTTGCTGATGGTGAGCTGACATTCGAGGGGCAGAAATGGGACAATATGAGCGGCTCACAGCAGCTGAGAGTTGCAACTGCTATAGTCCGCAAACTCAATCCAGAATGCGGATTCGTACTTCTTGACAAACTGGAGCAGATGGATACTGATACGCTTAAAGAGTTCGGACAGTGGCTTGAATCCGAAGGCTTACAGGCAATTGCAACAAGAGTATCACTTGGAGAGGAATGCAGTATCATCATTGAAGACGGCTATGCAACCGGTGAAAATGCTATACCTGTTCCTGCATCACCCGAACCTGAAGTGATCACACAGCCCTGGAACACGGGTAAATTCTGAAAGGAGAAATAAGCATGATTTTTGAAGAAATAAACGGCATCCAAACAGGCAGCGGTCTGAAAATCGTTATCTACGGACAGGAGGGTGTGGGCAAGTCAACACTTGCCTCGCAGTTCCCGGGAGCTGTATTTATCGACTGTGAGGGCAGTACATCAAGGATGAACGTCCGCAGACTGCCGAAGCCCACAAGCTGGAAGATGTTCACAGATGAATTTGAGTACATACTCAGCTCCTGCAAGGCAAACGGCTATAAGACAGCTATTGTCGATACTTTCGACTGGGCTGAGCGGCTGGCTCTGGAAGCACTCTGCACCGAACACAATGTCACAGGCATTGAGGGTATGAACTATGGCAAGGGCTGGGAATATGAAAAGGAAATGATAGGCCGTTTCCTTGACGGCACGGACCGCCTTATCAAAGAAGGTGTGAATATCGTGCTTCTCTGCCATGCTATCAGCAGAAAGACTACTCTCCCCGAGGAAACAGAGGAATTTGATCACTGGGAGCTGAAGCTTGGCAACAAGACCACCAACAAGATCGCACCGCTCCTGAAGGAATGGTCTGATATGACTCTTTTCCTTGCATTCCGCACTAACATTATCGCCGTTGACGATAAAGGCAAGAAGCACAAGGCTACATCCTGCGAACGTATCATGTACACCACAAAAACAGCATGGTGGGATGCAAAGAACCGCTTCGGAATGCCCGACAAACTCCCTCTCACCTGGGAAAGCCTTGCTCCGATTTTCGGCAGCGCTCCTGCTGCTGAGACTGCAACGCCTATGAATACACCACCGGCTCAGCAGGTAATAGAAAAAGCTCAGCAGGCAGGTATCCCGACGGAAGCAGTGAAGGAAGATCTCAGCGGCTTCGTTGACATCCCGACATCACCTCAGCAGCCAACAGGTTATCAGCGTGTACAGGGCATCCCCGATGCTCTTGCGGATCTCATGCAGCAGCATAATGTAACGGCCGAGCAGATCGAATACGTCAGCATCGATGTCCGTCACTACATGGCAAACGGCATGAAAATTCAGCAGTTCCCGACAGATTACCTTATGTACCTGACAACTATCTGGGATCAGGTAGTACAGCTCATCAAGGAAAACTGCAACGACTATGTTCCATATTAAGGAGGAAGGAATTATGGATTATCAGAACAATTACGCTAACCCCTACAACAGCTATCAGCAGCAGGCTCAGACACAGCCTCAGTCCGACGGAGTATTCGGATGGGACGACGAGATCAAAGAGGAGAGCAGTTTTATTCTGCTCCCCGAGGGCGATTATGTA